GTGATTAGAGGTTCGATTCCTCTTGGGGCTACTTAAAGTATTGAGGATTAAGGACTTACGTCAAAACGGGCCGGCCACGCTCGACATAAGTACTGAAGCATCAACACCTTACGACCAAAAAAAGTTTGTCACAAGTTTTCCCCTTGACACTGCCGATAATCTAAGGTAGAATCGTGGTACACAGGGAGAAACTATGAAAACGGCAAATGGTAATGATAAGTTGGGTAAGGAAAATTGTATTGTTGTTAGTCGTCCCGTTGGGGATACTTGCCCACCCGATTGTGATTTTCTCGGTAACGGATGTTATGCTGAGGAATTAGAACATATCTATCCGGGTGTGCGTCCTGCCGGTATGGTAAATCTTATTACCGAAAAGAATCGTATCCGTTCTATGCTTGTGGATGCGGTCAAAAAGAATAAAGATGTCCGCTGGCATGAGCGTGGCGACTTTTTCAAGAATGGTAGTCTAGACCATGAATATGTGGATAACGTATTGTGGGCATGTGAGAGTATCCTAGCAGACGGTGGTACTCTGCCGACCATGTGGGCGTATACCCATATTTACGATAGTCGTTTGTCTATGGAACTTGGCAAGTATATAAATATGTATGCTAGTATCCATGACGGTGAGGATATGGTACAGGCTAAGGCTGCTGGTTTCAAACTGTTTGCATGGTGCGATAGTGATACTAAAATTGCACCGGTGCGTCCGCGTGGCAAGGCTAAAGCCGCAGCATGGCGAGCAGCGTTGCCGAAACTGGTTGTGCTGGAAGGTGAAAAGTTTATCACTTGCCCGGAAATCCGTCGTGGTCGTGGTGTTGTGACTTGCACTAAAACCAAAGATAGTGTACACTGTGATCTATGCCCGCGTGGCTTGGCTAATGTTCTTTTTCCGTCTCACTAAGGAATAATATGTCTAGTATTTACATTGGAACCTATAACGCTTCTGGAAGTAGTAACAGTTTCTACATTGTTCCAGGGAATAGGTTTGGCAAAAAGAGGATAGGGTTCAAAGAGTTTGAAAATATAGGCAAAGCCAAGTTTGCATATAAAGTTCAAAGCATTTTAGCAGAGAGGGATTTAGCCCCCAAAGTTTATGGTGAGGTTGGCCGAATTAGTTATGGTGGTGCTAATTGTTCGCCCATTGGTTTATCTGGTTATGGATACTTTACCGAAATTGCCAGACTAGTAGGGGATTGTGGTGACGAAGAGTGTGGGGGTGAATGTTATGATACTGGATGTTCTAATAGTACAGAGTTTTTGAATATTGTTAGTATGCTAGAGCATTATGGTTTGACATACACTGACTATCATAGGGCTAACTTTGGCTATGTTCGTCGTAACAAAAGAGATGTTATGGTTGTTATAGATGTTGGTATGGAAAGTTTTGATGACTGGGATACAGACATTTATGGTGACTACTATAGCGACGGTGGTTATGGTAGTGGTAACACCTGTAATTGTTCAGAGTGTCGAAGATATGCTAATATTGAAAGGTAATCATGTCAAAATATTATGTAAAATGTGGCACACTAGAACTAATTTATAGTTGTAATAAATCTCCCCATGATGCTGCTATGGATTGCGTATGGGAGACTAATGAGAATGATAAACTAGATGAACATTTTTATATTGATGAACGTGGATTTAGAGACTATATAAGTGCTGATGGATATACTAAAGTTTTACGCACAACCACTATTCTAAAAGATGCCGGGTGGAAACTAGAATGACCTAAACCCTTGCTGCTCCTACACTTAGGACGCGGCGGGCCGGCCGACCGAAACGTAAGTGCTTATCCCACAACCACTTAGGATTTTCTAAAGTTCTCGACCAAAGAACGCCGATAATAGAGTAGATCAGTAACAACGGAGAAAAATAGTATGATTCAGTGGGTAACAATTGTGCTGGGTATTTTGAGTTTTGTTTATACTGGCTATAAGGATTATTCCAATGGTCAGGTAAAAAACTTGTTGACAACCACACAACAAGGTGTAGAATATCGTAAAGCGTTGCCAGTAATGTATTGGCAAGTAGCGTTCGATCCTAATACTGGTAAGATTTATCACCTTCATAAAGACGGAAAATGGTATGACCAGCCGCCGCAAATTCGAGAATATACAAATCAAAACCAAGAAGCGTTGGGAATTAGCAACGGGTCATCGGGAGCATCGGGATACGGTTATGGACAATCGCCCCAAGCGTCAACGTACCCGTCGCGACATTGACAAAGGCTGGCGTGACGAGTATAATGTATAGTCCGCCCGCATAGTATAGTGGCTATTACAGTTGATTTGTAATCATCGGACGGGGGTTCGATTCCCTCTGTGGGCTTCCGGGATGGTGAAACGGTATCACAGAGGACTTTGGATCCTTTATTCTACGTTCAAATCGTAGTCCCGGAATTATTGCCCGATAGCACAATGGTAGTTGCAAGCGGCTGTTAACCGCTGGGTTCTAGGTTCGAGTCCTAGTCGGGCAGTTATATTTAGAGGTCAGGCAGATACTGTTTTGCTGCACCGCTTTGCTAAAGCGGGCCGGTGAAAGCCGGTCAGGGTTAGATTCCCTGGGCCTCTGTTTTTCTAAAGATAATGGTTGACAGATGCCGATAGATAGTGTATGATACTCGTATGGGGCGTTGCCGCCGGTAGTGGCAGTCACTCTTATAAGGTGAAAAAAAGGGAAGGTTCGACTCCTCCACGCCCTACTTTGATGACGGAGGCTGGCGCAGAGTTACGAAACAGGAATAGGAAACAGTAAACCCACCACAAAATAAACCTAAAGATTCCAACCTAAAGGTTTGTGGTTATGGCTACCCTGTCCTGTTTTTATGGCCCCATAGTATAGTGGTTAGTATACTGGGCTTTCATCCCAGAGACTGGAGTTCGATTCTCCATGGGGCTATTGACTAATAGTTGGTTTGTGATACAATTGTTGATATACGGAGGAGTAACTTAGCGGCTAAAGAGTCTGACTTTTAATCAGAATATCGTGGGTTCGAGTCCCACCTCCTCCACTTGACAGTTGTTGTGGTTTGGTGTACAATGGTAACTAAGGAGAAAGATATGACTTATGACTATGAATATGATCGTATGGTTAATGATAGTGATGATCTATATGATCTGTATACCGAATCTGTTGACGACGACAGTGATAACTATGATGATGGATACGACTACACACAAGAGTACGACAACTATTACTTCAATGTAGCGGACGAGATTGTGGACGACGACAACTGATCTTTCTCTCTAACCGGGTCAACTTGGTGGGACAAGTATTCTTTCTTTTTCTCTTTATACTATTACGTTCAAATCGTAAGCCCGGTTTTGTTTTATGAATGTTCTAACAACTAAAATTGATGACTTTCGTAAAACTAGTGATGGTAAATATATCCAAGGTGCTAGCCATACTAGCATCGTTCTAAATCACAAGTTTAGAAATATGATAGTTATGGAGGCCGTTAGAAAGTTACGTCCTTATGATTTTGATGTTATTGTTGCTTGTGGCACTAGCGGACTGATAGTAGTTCCCCAAGTAGCAGAGATTCTTAATAGGCATATCCTAGTAGTAAGAAAGCATGGTGAAAAATGTTATTCAGAGTTCTCTACAGAAGGAGTTGCACCGCACCGTTATGTCATATTAGACGATTTAATTTGCTCTGGTAACACAGTTAAGCATATTAAACGTAGAATTAAAAATGAATATCCTTTCTCTAAATGTATAGGTATCTATTGCTACCTACCAAGTGAATGCTCGTACAAAGCCGATAGCGACGGGTCGTCTTTATGCGAGCGTGATCTTGGGGTGCCGCTCCTAAATACTTGCCAGCCAAGTACTTAGGGCGAAGCGGCCCGGCCCGCCGCGTCGTAAGTCCTTATTTCTCAACGGGTTACGGCAATAAATTTTTTCGCAAGTTTGACCCTTGACTCTGCCGATACTAGTGGTATACTTGGCGTATAAGAGTTAAGAGTTCAGTATCACGAAAGGAAGATGATTATGCCTGCTGCTGTTGAAAAGATGATGTTTGTCGGTGCTACCCCGTGGCACGGCCTTGGTAATAAGGTCGAAGAGGGTATCACCGTTAGCGATGCGATGGTTTCTGCTGGTCTGGATTGGGAAGTTGGTTTGAAGGATTTGGTGACTATTGATGGTACTCCCGTTAATCATCGTGCTACTTATCGTAAGAGTGATGGTAGTATTCTGGGCGTTGTTGGACCTCGTTATACCCCACTCCAGAATAGTGATGCTTTCGATTGGTTCCAGCCGTTTCTGGACGCTGGCGAGTGTGGTCTGCATACCGCCGGTTCGCTCCACTTCGGTCAGAAGGTTTGGGTACTTGCCCAGTTGAATAGGGATAATAGCGAAATCGTCAAGGGTGACGAGGTTAGCAAGTTTATTCTGCTTTCCAATAGCCATGATGGTTCGACCGCTATTCGCGTCGGATATACTCCGATTCGTGTTGTGTGTGTGAATACTCTCGCATTTGCTCATTCCCATAAGGAAAGCAAGTTGCTTCGTATTCGCCATACTCGTTCCAGTAAGACCAATCTGGATAGTGTGCGTGATATTATGGACAATATTAATGCAGAGTTTGAGGCTACTGCCGAGCAGTATCGCTTTCTTGCCAGTAAGAGTTATAATCAGAAGGATGTTGAGGCTTATGTAAAGGTTGTTTTGGGTATCGAGAAGACTCCAGACGAGGATGTCAAAACTCGTACTCGCAATATTATTGAAGATATTATGGAGCGTATCGAAGGCTCAGAACAGTCAATGTCGGGAGTAAGAGGTACATATTGGGCTGCTTATAATGGATTCAACTCCTATCTGAACTATGTCAAGGGTCGCACGACCGATAATCGTCTCGACTCTCTTTGGTTCGGACAAAATGCAAATGACAATGTCAAAGCATTGAAGTTAGCAATGGAGTTTGCAAACGCAGTATAAAGATCTTATCCTTTCGTGGCGTGAACGAGGAAGCCGCTCTAGAAATAGGGCGGCTTTCTCTATTTGTGGTGTATATATTTATATAGCAATAATATGCAAACTATTAGGAATATAAAATGCCTAGATTTAAAAAGTTAGAATCATATTTAACAATAATAAAAGAAGATGGTAAAATTGATAATTATAAAGCGGTTATTTGTAAGTGTAGATGCGGTAATACTATTAGGTGTAAAAAAACACTAATTAATAGTGGAAGAAAAAAGTCTTGTGGGTGCATGATTAGTGAAACAGAATTTGTGTCTAAAAATATTATGAGAATGTATTGGTTTGCGGTTAAGGCAAACGCATTGAATAGAAATATAAAATTTGATATAAATCCAGAAGACTTAGAAGAAAAAATAACACAACAAAATTTTAAATGTGCTTTATCTGGTCTAGATATAACTCTTCCTTATTCTCATAGCGAGTTTTTAAAAGATAGAGAATGGACAGCATCTGTTGATAGAATAGATTCCAATAAAGCATATATAAAAGGTAATATACAGTTTGTTCATAAAGATATAAATAAGATGAAAATGAATCTAAGTGAACAGAAATTCTTTGAATACTGCAAAGCAGTCGTTGATCATCATTTGACGTAAACCCTTGATCCATAAGCACTTACATCAAACCGGGCCGCGAAAATTCATCCTAAGTATAAGAATACCAAGCACTTACGGCTAGTTCTAGGCAGATATCGCGTAACTCCAGTGTAGACAACGTGTTAGGATGCCGATATACTCTAGTAGGCGTAAGGTGTTGTGTGGTAAGGGTTTAGGAATAATTTCATAAAATGATGATTATAATCCTATCTTCTATATTGTCACCATTATCATTAGGTCAACTTTTATTGAGACCCATTCTCATGTACCACCTTATCCGGCCGGATCGCCGGTCATGCTGATAGTCAGCCATTTTTCGCGGTTCTTTGGCTTCTAATGATTCTAAGTTGTTATGAGCCAAGCACTTGCGTCAAGCATGGTTGTATGGTATACTATAGGTATAGACCGGGATTATAGTTTTTAATAGTCCTACCTAAACCTTCGGATTTGGCGGTCGTGGTGATAGTCAGCGAGATTTCGGGGTTCTTTAAATTATACAGAAAAGAGAGTGAAAATGTACGATATTTTATGGTATGGTTTTCTCATTTGTGGTATTGTGTTCTTTGTATATACTCTTACTTGGAATGAGAATGTTTGAGATAGTGGAAATAATTTTGTTTTTAATTTTTGCCCTTATAGTAAGTAACAGGTGGTAATATGCCCAAATTTTTGGTAGAAATGAATTATGTAGTATCTTATGGTACTAAATTTGTTATAGAATCTGATGATAGTGAGATGGCTGATGATATTCTTCATAGTATGGATAGTGATATTTTAGAGAAAACTCTTCCATGGGCCTGTAATAATTATGAAAGTCCACTTATTCACCATATAGTAGAAGTTAAGAATGAGGGCGATAATGTATTAATTAATAGTCATCCAGCATTTATGGTTGAATATAATAAGATCAAAAAGGAGATTTATGATGAGACTAGTCAAGGTTAGTATAGAGTTAGTGGTTCCTTTAACAGTACCTCCTAATCCTGAGAGTATCTGTGCTTATCTTAATGATATGTTATGGAATGATCCTGAATTTTTTAATGATTTTGGCCCCGAAAATATAGTAGAAGTTAGGGACTTAGAATGAATCAAAAGAATGCTACAGTAGCAGTGATACATGATAATAAGTTACTTCTTTTAAAAAGAGGTTCTACTGCTCCATGGATGCCGGATAGATATTGTTTGCCCGGTGGTGCTGTAGAAGATGGAGAAAGTTTAGTTCATGCTGCTAGCAGAGAATTATATGAAGAAACAAGAATAGTAGCATTACCCAAACATATGCAAAGCATAGAGATCAAATATAGCAACTATTCTAAATTGGTTTTTGTGACCCATGTAACTAGTAACAAAGTTGTTCTTAACTTTGAACATAGTGAGAGTGTGTGGGTTAATATTGGTGATATTATGAAGTATAAAATTGTTCCGGGATTAAGTACTGTGGTATTAAGCCTTATTCATCACAAATATCTAAAATGAAATTTAGTTTTTCCAAATTAGTTTTTGAAACATTCTATATGCTTACTATATTAATAGTAGGAGTAGGTTCTGGACTATTAATTAGTAAAATGGGAGTTTATTATCTAGTCAGTAAAGCAGGATTTATTGATGGACTACTTAATAGTACCATGATGAATAGTGATGGATACTATGAAATTGTCCCTCCTAATCCTTCGGATTTGCGCTAGTTGTTCATAGTCAGCCAAAAATAGGAGTCTTTTATGCAAGAGAAAATTGTTCCAATTAATATTAGTAAGAATGAAGCATGGAAACTGTTGGATGCTATTGTGGCATACCAAAAAGATTATGCTTTAACTGGTCCTACTAATAAAATATTTGATAGTCTGGTGAAAAAGTTAAATGCTATTACCTCTAGTTGATATCTGATAGTTTAAATATATCCGCTATCATACCTATAACAAAAAATCTAATCTTATTTTTCTGTTCAGAATTAAATTCTTCTCCAAATATATCTTCCAAAATATGCTCATCATTTTCCATAAATTATTACCAGTATCTTGAGCAGATAGAATCTATGGTACTTGGCGGAATAACATTAGGTACTATACATGTGCTATATATAATCTTATCAATAGATTTTAATATGTTCTCATCCTTCTCCTTATACAAGTGTTGTAATCTTTTTCTTAACCAATATAGAAATTTTTTATGACTAAAACAATCCAACGAGGTGCTTGCTGTGCTGTTGATAGCCATAATTTTCTTTGTGCTTATGAGATGGGACTAATGTATTATACGGCTAACCCATCATGGTGCAAGAAAGGAGTTTATAGAGAGTATTAGTATGTATTATATATAACCTCACCCGTGCTGCATCAATATTAATTGATATCTTCTAATAGTCAAGTTCCAATCTTGTCTTATGGATTGGATTTTTCTTTCTCTTGACCATACGTCTCATGTCTCTATCATGATGATGATATGATGCTAGTCTTACCTAAACATATGGATT